ACCGGCTCGGGCGCTACCACGGGCGTGCTCCTCGTCGACCTCGGCGCTTGGCAGCGCTACGCCAAGCGCGGCGCGACCGTCGAGGTGGACAAGGAGATCATCTCCGGCGCCGTCAACATGGTCGCCACCGTGCGCGAGGTCATGGACACCCCCGACCCCGCCGCGACCTCCAACTGCCATTGGGGCTACAACCTGTAGTCCGACGCCTACCCCTTCGAGGACAGCACCATGGAAATCACCCCCGTCCACCTGTGCCCGAACACGGCTGCGGGCACCGACTGGAAGACCCTCTTCAACCCCGGCCGGAAGTTCGAGCTGGTCGGCGTCCGCTTCGGGTCCGTCGACGGCATCACCGGGCACGCGAGCAACTACGGCGACCTGTCCGTCCTTGGCTCCGACGCCTCGACCGCCGTCTGGCTGTGGTCGACGGCGTCGGCCGCCGAGGGCTCGGTGACCGCCGGCTCGGTGTACTACACCTCGGACGAGGAAGCGCCTGGCGTCGCTGGCGACACCGCGCAGGACTTCGAGTCCGCCGCCACGAAGACCCTGCTCACCTTCGACGCCGACCAAGCGTTGGAGGTCGTCAACGACCAGTCGAACGGCACGGGCGTCGCCTTCCCCGACACCGGGCTGACCCTGCTCATCCGCTACCTGTAGGCCTCGGCCTACCGGGCTCGACCGCCGGCCCGACCCCTCGGCGGTAGACAGGAGCACCCCATGTTCGTTCGCTTCCTCGGCTTCCCCGCCGGAGTCGAGACCGCCGAGAAGGACCCCAACAGCAAGCGGCGCCCGAGTCGCAAGGTCCTCGTCGACGAGGAGAGTCCCTACCACGGGCTCAACTCGCAGACTCGGGGCTGGATGCCGGGCGAGGTCCGCAAGCTCGTCGACGAGACCGACGCCGAGGGCGCCAAGCTCTTCGACGCCGAGGCGGTCGGCGAGCGGCTCGTCAGCGACTTCGGCGAGAAGGGCTCGGGCTGGGCTCACCTGCCCGAGAAGCACCGCAAGCTCTTCGGCTTCCGCAAGTCGAGCGCGGCTGCCTACTCGAAGCAGGGGTAGCGCGATGCTGGTCGAGTTCGTCGGCTACGGTCCAGGCCGAGGGTCGATGCGGCTCGCCGGGTTCGGTCCTCTCGACTGCGGCGACGTCTTCCGGGTCTCCGACGAGGAGGCTCGTCGGCTGATGACGAGCTACCCCGACTGCTTCCGCGAGCACGAGCCCAAGCCGCGGGAGGACCGCGCCCTCGGCCGCCCTCAGGCGGATAGGGCGGCTCGGGGCAAGAAGCGCGGAGGCTGACCCATGGCACTGCTCGCAGCGGCGGATGTCTACCCGTCCATCCCCGGGCTCGCCTCGGGGGCCGACGCGGCCCTCGACGCGCTCATCGGGCGGGTCGAGTCGCAGCTGGCGGGCTGGTGCGGCTGGCGCGCCGAGACCGCTGGCGGGTCGGTCTCCTGGGACTCGGCGAGCCGCACCAGCTACCTCGACGGGCCTGCCGGGCTCGACCGCCGGGCGCTGCAGCTGCCCGTGCGGCCGGTCGCGAGCATCACGAGCATCTACGACGACCCGACGTGGGGCTACAGCGCGGCGGGCTACCTCGTGGCGAGCGGCGACTACACCTTGCTCGACCGCGAGGGGCGCGTGCTCCTGAACCCCGACGCCTCGCACAGCTGGAGCGTCGGCAAGCGGCACATCGAGGTCATCTGCGTCGCGGGCTACAGCACGGCTCCGAACCGGCTGCACGAGGCGGTCGTGCGGCAGGTCGCCTACGCCTGGAGCGTCCAGAAGAGCGGCGGCCGGAAGACCGCGAGCGCCGGTAACGCCCGTTCCAGCCTCGGCGAGCTGCCGCCCATCCGGAAGGACGTCAAGCAGCTCCTCGGCGACTTCCGTCAGCCCGAGTTTTGGCTCGGCGGGTAGCATGGCTGAGGCCGAACCCCTCGACCGCTGGGCCGACCGTATCCGAGAGCTGGGGGCTGCCGAGTTTTCCCGGCGCCTGAGAGCCCGTCTCGCGGCGCTTTCGCTCCAGCTCGCTTCGGTAGCCAAGCGGAACGCTACGACGGCTCCTAAGGTGCGTTCCGGCCGCCTGCGGGCGTCCATCAGGTCGTCCGTCGTGGATGATGCCGGGATGCCGACCGTCCTACTCCAAGCTGGCGGGTCCGCGGGCGGTCGCGGTGAGGTCGTCTACGCGCCCCTACAGGAGTTCGGCGGCACGGTCCGGCCGAGGGTCGCCGACTTCCTCCGCATCCCCCTCGGCCCGAGCCTGACCGACTCGGGTGACGAGCGGTTCGGCGGGTCCCTCCGCAGCTACTCGGGCGAGGGGTTCTACGTCTTCCAGGGCAGCAGCGGCGGCCTGTTCATCGGCAAGAGCGGCGACGAGGTCGCGCCGGGCGTACCTCGTGCGTGGTACAAGCTCGTGAAGGAGGTCACCGTGCCTCGCACCCTGTTCCTCGGGCGCGCCATGGACGAGGTCGCCGGCAAGCTGGAGCCGGAGCTGGCCGACCTCTTCCGCGTCGCGCTCGCCTCCGACCGCCGAGAGGACTGATGGCAGCCAAGCTCGTCGACATCTGGGACACGCTCGTCACCCAGCTCCAGCTCATCAACGGCTCGGGCGTCTACACGCACGACCTCTCGGGCTCGTCGCCGACGCGCGTCGGTCGCGTTCGGCTCTCCTCGCCTCCGGTCGAGCCGCCCTTCGCGGTCGTCGTCCTCGACGAGGTCCCGAGCCGCCACGACGTGGTCCTCGGGAAGTACCGGCGCGACCTCGTCTTCACCATCGTCGGCTGGGCGCAGTCCGCGGGCGACTCCGACGAGCTACGGCAGGAGGCGGCCTGCAACATGCTCGACGACATCCTGCGCGCCGTCGAGTCGGACCGGACCCTCGGCGGCGAGGTCTACGACGTGCTGTGCCACGGCCGCAGCTTCGTCGCCTCCGAGCCCGAGACCGGCGCCCTGTACGGGGTTGCGGTCGTCCGCGCGGAGGCCTACCTTCGTGTCTCCTCGGGAGCCTGACCATGTGGCACGCAGCAGACGGTAGCGACCGCTGGAGGATGCGAATCCCCCTGACGGTGGACCACCTCTCGGGGTCGAACACCGAGTGCAACGTCGACCTCTCGGGGCTCGATGACTTCTTCTGGGACAACGTCGCCGCGGACGGGTACGACCTCCGAGTCACCGACAGCGACGGCGTCACGGCGGCGGTGCTGCAGCGGAACAGCTTCAACAAGGTCACGCGGGTCGGCGACCTCGACATCAAGACCTACACGGTCGAGGCCGGGTCGCTCATCCAGCTGTGGCTGTACTTCAACCATAGCGGCTCGCCGAGCGACGGTAGCACGACCTTCACGCCGGGCACGCAGGACACCGCCTACGGCGTCGGCGCCATCTTCAACCGGGGCAACTTCGTCCGCTACCGGCAGCAGCGCCGAGGGGCCTCGAAGCCTCGCGACATCGTCGTCAAGGGCTCGGGCGAGACGACTCGCATCATCTGGGACTTCACGAAGGCTCTCGCGCGCTTCCGTGAGCCGACCAATGACAGCCTCTTGTTCGAGGAGCTGACCTACGCCAAGTTCGACGTGCTCCTCGCGACCGTCGACCAGACGGCGCTCAAGACCGAGGCCGACACGCGCTTCTTCCACCCGGCGACGGTCGTGACGACCGTCAAGGCGGGTAGCAGTGGCACTGACTACACCCCTTCCCTTACAGTGGGGACCAGCGACGGGCGCGTGCTCAACGCGCGCTGCCTGTTGAAGGTCCAAGACGTCGACGAGACGTAGGAGAGAGCGATGACCCTCGGATACAGCGGACGCGGCACTGCCTTCGGCATGGCGATGGAGTCCACCTACGGCACAGCGGTCAGCCGAACCGACTGGATGGAGGCGGTCTCCGAGTCGCTCAAGCGCTCGGTGCAGCGACCGTTCCGACCGAACCTCGTCAGCGCCGCGGGCGCAGGCGGGATGCAGGAAGAGGTCTTCCTCGCCGCCGACGACTACGGCGGCGGGCTGGAGTGCGAGGCGGTCTACAACGCCGTCTGCTTCGGCCACATGCTCTACGCGGCCTTCGGCGCCGTCGCGACGACCGGCGCCGGACCCTACGCGCACACCGCGACGCTCGGGACTACCCTGCCTAGCGCGACCATCGAGACCCTCCGCGGCGACGGTACGGCCGAGGTCGGCGAGGGCATGAAGTGCTCGACCTTCGAGCTGTCGATGAGCCCCGAGGACATCGTGCGGGTCCGGACCGAGTGGGTCGGCGAGA